TATGGCAAGCATAAATGAACTTGTCGTCCTTGCAAATCTCGAATCGATGAATTCAGAACTCAATAAACAAGGGCTGGATAAGATTGCACGATATGCGCAACTTCGGAATATGGCGCAGGAACAATTGAAACGTTTGAATTTAAAAGAAACGGACAAGAATTTTCGTGCAATTGAATTACGAGATAAAAAGCTAATGAAATAAAGATAGCAAATAATGCAACGAACATGATCACGTGCCCTCGGTGCGGGACGGTGCTGGAGGTAAAGGAATGGGAATAAAATTTGAGTAATAATATGACAAAGATCCTAAAGGCTATTTATGGGTCTGAGAAGACACCGTTGAAATTGGGTTATTTAGAGATTCCGTGCTATGTTTTAGAAGATGGCACGCGAGTATTCTCGGGTAGAGGATTGCAGAGAGCGATAGGTTATGAAAGCAAGAGCGGCCAATGGATGCGAAGTTTTTGTAACATGGACGGCATTTCCGCTTATATGAATGCCGGCGATGATAGTATTATCAATCGACTATCATCGCCTATAAAATTCCAAAGAATAGACGCAGGTGGCTCACAATCAAGCGCGAACGGATATGAAGTAACATTACTTATTGACATATGTTCCACTGTAATTGACGCGAATCGTGCCGGCGTTTTTAATAATGACGCAATAGTGCGCAACGCCGATATAATCATCAGGGCTGTTGCAAAGGTTGGAATCATAGCCCTTGTCGATGAAGCCACCGGTTATCAGGAAGACAAGAAAAGGGCAAAAGACGAGCTTCAGCAGTTCTTATCGCAATTCATATCGGAGGAAGCCAGCAAATGGGTCAAGACATTCAATGATTCGTTCTTCGAAATGATATATCGGATGCATGGATGGAATTGGACCATGACCCATAAGCGTCCGGGTGTTGTCGGAACGTGGATCAATGATATTGTTTATGAACGTCTTGCCCCCGTTGTGCTAACTGAGCTCCAAAAGGTGAATCCTAAAACAGGGAAAGGAACGCAAAAAGATCGCCATCATCAGCATCTAACCGAAGAGGTAGGCCGTCCGAAGTTGAAAGAGCATTTAGCAGCAGTAGAGGCATTAGGACGGGCCTCGGGGTATGATTGGACTAAATTCATGCAAATGCTCAACGCCGCATTTCCAAAGCAATATCAACAATTAGATTTACTTTTCCCTGATGATGTAAGGGTGGATATCGGCAAATAGCTCTGTAATTTCTAACTATACATCTTATCATGAAATTGCTTGTAATTCTGACGAACGCGATCACCTGCCCGCATTGCAGCAAGCCGATCAAAATAAAGCTGGAGGAGTAAGGGGTAATTACTGTTTTATTTTCAAAGATAAGGAAGAAAAGGGAATAATATGCAATTTAAAAAAATCGGCAAAAGATTTGCATTTTGAAATATGGCGCATTATATTTGTGCCATAATCCGAAGCCAGTAGGCTGGCAAAAAAAATCCGATGCAGATAGGTCTGCCGTTAAGCCACTCGCGAGGGTGGCTTAATTGTTTTATTAAAATACCAAAATATTAAATAAATGACGACCAAAGTAAACATTTTAATCGACGGAGGTTTTTTTTGGCAATGTTTCAAAAAAATTAACAAAAGGAATCCGCAGCCAAAAGATGTCTGGCAAACCGTAAATGACGTTATGGCTCTTGTCAAGAGACAAACAAACGGCGAAACGGAGGATATTTTATTCCGCGTGTTTTATTACGACTGTAGGCCTTTTGGAGGCACGATTAAAGATGTCGCAGGAAATAGTGTAGATTACTCTGTAAGTACCGGCTATGCGATGAAAAATAAATATCTTGACGCCTTGTGTGCGATGGATAGATTTGCGCTTCGTTTGGGCGAGCTGTCGTTTACAGGATGGAAACAAGATATATACAGTAAGCAAATGAAGCCGGATTTCAAGCAAAAAAGTGTAGATATGAAATTCGGTCTTGACATGGCCACTATGGCAACAAAACATACGGTGGACAAAATAGTGCTCATAGCCGGTGATTCGGATTTCATAGCTCCCATTAAATTTGCACGCAAAGAAGGGTTGTTAATTTATCTGTATTCAATGGGAAATCCTATAAAACAGTCTCTTCGAGGGCATTGCGATTATGTCCTTAAATAAAATAAGAAAAGCCGAGTTCCCTCGGCTTTCTTTTTTGTCTTTTCGAGCCAATCTTATACGGCGGGTCTCGCAGTCTTACACTCTGCTTTTTTGCTTCGGATGATTTCGAGAATCACCCGGTCGCCGTCGAGCACCAGCATTCCGTGCCGGCGGGGATCGCCGCCTTTGGCTCGGTGTTCTGCCTCGCATTCGGTGTGGATACGGACACAACGAAACCCCGCCGCCTCGAAAGCAGATCCGATTAATGACAGGTCGCTGCGCTTGGGGACGCAGTACATTGGTGGAGTTGCCGCCTTGATGCGGCCCATACGTTCGATGCGCTTTTTCATATAGGTTTAGCAATAAAAAACTGCGTTACGAGTTGCTCGGCCCTATATGCAAGCCGTCGGGCGTTTCCGCTACCGAACTCGACGCAGTTAGATTAAACTGTATAAATAGATGCAATATATCCAAATGGTGGATATATTTACACTACATGAACTTTAGCAATGCAAATATACATTTTTCAATCGGAATGGAAAAATGATGTAGAAATATTTGCGTAATACGCAAAAGTGTATTATATTTGTAGTACCCAACAGTAGATACGATATGAATGTAGAACTAACCGAAAAAGAGTGGGATTTGATAGAATCTATTCGTAATTACCATAAGGCATATCCCAATGGAAGAGAGGAGCAAGAATGGTATATAAACATGATTTTGCAAGAATTATTAGACAGAGATTAAACAACCACCTCCGGCCGATTGGTCGGAGGTATAAAAATAGATCGTATGGAAATTTTAGTGAAACAAAACCGAAAAACGGTAAAACAGAAAATGTCCGATATTTTATTAGATGTATCGTGGGCTAAAATATCGGAACGGTACTTTGGTAAATCGCGGTCGTGGCTTTATCATAAAATGGATGGTATGAATAACGGTAAACCCGACGATTTTAGTGAGGCGGAAAAGGAAATCCTTCGTAATGCCTTGTACGATCTATCGCGGAGGATCAATAAATGCGCAGAGAGTATTTGACATTCAATAACAACCACTCGTAAACAGAAAAAGTCCCATTTATGAACGGGACTTTTTTTTGGCTACATGCGTTATGTATAAAATTTATTTATTATTTCGAGCAATAACATCTGCAACTTTCCTTTTATCCTATTGGTTAATATGAATTAATTCGTACTGTTTGTCATTCCAAACATAGGTGATTATAAATTTCCACCCATGGGCTGGGTATGTGTCAAAATCGAAACTTCCATCTGGAAGAGGTGGATGAATTTTCGTCCTGTATATATTAGTATACTCATTACAAATTATATCAGGACGTCCAGAGGTTGCTAAATTACCGAACTCATCATACAATGCTATAGATAAAAGATGAACGGGACTATCAACGTTCGTGTTGAAGTGAAGTCTTAAATAACTATAAAAATATGTAGCTGTTGTTCCATTTGTACCACACACACTGCTCGCTGTAACGAATTTGTCAATTTCACAAACCTCAACTTGACATTTAGCTTCAAATCCCCCGTCATTCGTTTTCGCTACGACTTCAGTTGCTCCTAATGTTTTACCATAAACTTTGCCGCTTGCATCCACGGTTGCTATATCCGAATTTAACGATTCCCATATCACTGAATTATCCCAAACATTATCGGGTATGACTTTTGCCTCTAATTGTCGACTACTACCCAAAAAGAGTGATAAGCTTTCTGTGCAAGTAATTCCTGTTACATGTCGGGGGGATACTGTAACGGTACATTCGTCAGAAAGAGAGGTTCCTTTGGCTGTAACTTTTATGGTGGTTGTGCCTATTCCTATAGGATAAACGACACATTTCTCTCCCTGAAAAGCAGTCCGGAATGTTACGACATCGTTATTCATAGCTTCCCATTCAAACTCAGGCATTGGGGCATTCTCTGGTTCAATAGAGACATCAAGAATATAGGATGTGCCTGTGTCGATTACGTCGGATTTGCCAACGAGAAAATTAAGATCATGTGAATCCAATGTAATTGCAGTTAATGCTATGGGTTCTTCTACTGTAACTTCACATGTTGCACAAAGTTGTCCTTTATATGTTAAAAGAATACTTGTTTGTCCGGGTGCTTTTGCGGTAACAATTCCTTTGTCGACAGTAGCAACATTTTTATCCGATGAATCCCACACTGCATCCTCTCGCACAATATTTCCGCTTACGACGATCGTATGCAATGTATATGTCTCATTTACCTCAAGATTAAGGTTGCTTACATCAAATATTACTTTTAGTGGTTCTGCTTGTGATTCATCCTCATTATTGCAAGCACAAAATAATGATATAATTGACAATAATGTGATTGAAAATAATTTTTTCATAATGTAATAAGTTATTGGTTAGATGCTGCAAAGTTACAAAATTCCCCCCCCCGCAAAATAATAAGCAGATTTTTTGAAGTTATGCCGAGAGTTCCGAGGTTTGCAAAAACGTTGAAGCTATGATTCTGATTTGGTTTTCTTTCCTTGTTATTTTCGCTACGTTTATCGTGGTAATGGTTGGTGAATATCGTTTCAACAAGTCAATAAAAGCCCACGATAAACGAATGCGCCAGATGTTCTCCGATATTGAGGAGACGCGTAAATACTCTGCTAAAGATTAACATGAGAAGTCCCGTCAACTATTCTTACAACGCTATCCCTGCTATCCTTCTTTGTACATCTAAACCTGACCCTGACCCCAAATATATAAGCAATATTACCTAAAACTTGTGGGGCGTCTCAATTTGCATCCACACCACAAAAAACCGCAGAAATAACTGAAATCGACGGGTTTGAAAGTGTGAAACTATATGGGGCTGGCATCAATATAATTTGAATTACGCAAATATTAAAAACTTACATTTTTAAAGTTTGCGTAGTTTCAGGGTCTAACACATCAAGAGAGATGGCATTGTGCTGAGACATATAACCACATTTCCCACAAACCAACATTATATATGGGATACCCCATGATACGTTAATCGGATTGCTCATAGGGCGCATCATATGAAGTCCAAATTCTTCTATTATCGAGAATTGGGAGCACCCACACATCGGACATTCATATTGGCCAAGTTTTTCAATGATAGCTTTGGCTACTATTCTTTTTTGTTCATCACTAAACATAATGTAATTGTTGAAGGCTTTTGGTTAGTTTATTTTGCAAATCATTGGGTGCATTATACAAAAGTAATCGTTCAGATTTTAGATCGAATGATATATCATCGGGATTTTTAGCATTGCCAACAAGAATTACTGTTTTCCCTAAACTGTGGGCTATGCCAATCTCATAAAATACATTGGGATTTTTGCCATCAAGAACAGCGATGATGATTTCTGTTGAAGTTATCATTTGTAGGATTTGCCTTAATACGTTGCCGGGATTAAAAGGTTCATCACTTCTAAAACACGTATATCCAACTTGATGGCAAGCTGTTTTTATTGTAGCATATACTTTGTCAAACTTTTTATGAAATGGCATTAAACAAAATGCCGTTTTATCATTAATGTGAATGTTGCACATATCAATCCCAAAATTCTCAAAAAATGAGTAGTTGGGAATTTTTCGGTTGATTGATAAATCTTTTTCAGGAAATTCCAAAAGTAATTTTCCGGAATCAAACAACCGATCAATATTAGAAAGGAGTATCTCTTGTAATTCATATACTTGGCTTTCTATCCGTTCTCTCTGACCTGTTATTTCCACGGGCGACAACAACTGGACGGCCGATAACCTTTTCCCTGTGGAGTTTTACAAATAAGAGAGGTACGACGACCGGGGAACAACCGGATCGTATTCGCCGTATGGCGTTGGAGCTCGGAGGCAAAGAGACGAGAAAGTCAAGGTGGATAGACTGTTAAACACATAAGTAATGAAAATAGTGTGGAGATGGTGGCGGGGACGCCGCGTGAAGAAATCAGCGATGAAGGAGTTGGCAAGCCAATTTGTCTTAGCTGCTGAGGAAATGAAACGCTTTGCCGACGTCGAAGGCCAATATAAAGTGGACGCATCCGTCGATGTTCAAAGCATCCGAATCATCAAACTTTAAGACCTTCGGATACCCTTGTTCCGTGCCGGCCTGACCGCCGACACGGGAGCTAATAGCCACCCTATGAGGTGAGGGGTTCGATCGCTGGCAATACAACCCCAGCCTGTAAGGCAGAAAGCGATCCGGCACTGAGAGGCCGTTACCAACTCTCCGGCAGAGAGCCGTTACCAACTCTCCGGCGGTCGGAGCCGTTACCATTCCGACCAACGCCTGCAACGTATCTGCATTGTGTGCCGCCACCGAGAAGACGCGGCCGCGAGTAAGCAAATAGCCGAAATGCGCGAAAGAGCCATCACCTGAATGTAGGAACGCGATGATACGAGCGAACGAAAGGGCGGCGATAAATGACTATGTCATAGCGGGGTTGAATGTCTCCGCTATGACGCTAAGGGGATGACTGTTGCGACCCGAATTTGAATTTTGGCTAAACTGAATTTATGAATTTTTGCAATAGTCGTCCCTCTATGCCCGGGCTGCTGATTTCATGGTATGAGTTAAACAATTATTCGGAGATTAGTAGTTCTCAGCGGTCCGGGCTTCTTTTGACTAACTTAAAACTTCGATTATATGGCACACGATCCTCAAAGACAAATAGCCGCTTATTTCCGCAAAGGCGGCCGCTTGACGGTGAAACGGGCGTGGGATATGTTCGGCACTACAGAGTTGCGACGTATCGTCAGCCGGCTGCGCAAGGGCGGCATGGATATAGTCTCGCGTTGGGTGTCAATCGAGACACGCGACGGACGGCAACAACGAGTGAAGGAGTATTCCCGAACCGATTACATTGTTTGTCATGTTAAAAAAAATTATGGGCAAAATTTGCTAAATACGGTATAATGTTATATCTTCGCAAACGAGAAAACAGAAATAGGAACAAGATGAGGAATCTCGTTCATGCGCGCCAACGCTTATTATTTCTATCTCTGAAGGATGCCTTAGCCCATTAAGGTATCCTTTTTTATTTACTTATTTTTCCGATGCAGAATTCTTTTTTTATTTTGTATACTTCCATACAGGACGCTAAGTCGTTGTGGTGGATCCGAGTGGCAAATGTTTTTTCTTTAAATTTAAATTATAACAATTTACGAACACATGGTAGATAAAGTATTTACTCCCGAGAACATCACGGAATTAAAGCCGAATGAGGTCTTCGTTTTCGGTAGTAACAAGGCCGGTAATCATGTCGGCGGCGCTGCCCGCGTCGCCCTCGACAAGTTCGGTGCCGTTATGGGGCAAGGCGAGGGATTGCAAGGGCGATCTTATGCTATTCCGACGCTGGACGAGAACATGCACAAAGTAGAGTTGTCGGATTTGGAACGCTCCGTCAAGGATTTCGCGGACTTCACCAAAATACACCCGGATTTAATATTCTACGTAACGAAAATAGGATGCGGGATTGCAGGTTTCGATCTTTCTGAAATAGTAGAAATATTCAAGCACGTATCGTTCGGAGACAATGTGATTCTTCCGGAAGAGTTCGGGGAGGAAAAGTGTATCGATGGCTTCAAAGGCTTCGATTCTGATATGACATGTCGCGGCTTCAAATTCGAGGAGGGTGAGACTTATGAAGAAGATGCGAACCCTAAAGTTTGCGAAAAAGGATTTCATTTCTGCGAATCACCCTTTTCAGTGCTTAATTATCGTCCGATGCTGGATGATGATTGCAACTTCATCCCGATTCACCGCGTTACGGCTCTGGGTAGATGCCGTTCTGATAATGACAAAACGGCCACGACAAAAATTCATATCGGAGCCAAGCTCAATTTCTCAGATTTTATAAAAGCGGGTATCGACTTCTTGTATGAAAAATGTATCAAAAGAGCTCCGACTGTTAATGTAGATACGAGCGACGGAGCCCATATCGGTTCCTCGGGCGACGAAGCACAGATCGGTTCCTCAGGCTACGGGGCCCGGATTGGTTCCTCAGGCAACGTGGCACAGATCGGTTCCTCGGGCGACGAAGCACAGATCGGTTCCTCGGGCGACGGAGCCCAGATCGGTTCCTCGGGCGACGGAGCCCAGATCGGTTCCTCGGGCGACGGAGCCCAGATCGGTTCCTCGGGCGACGGAGCCCATATCGGTTCCTCAGGCAACGTGGCACAGATCGGTTCCTCAGGCTACGGGGCACAGATCGGTTCCTCAGGCTACGGGG